CGACGTTCGGCCCACCCATAGGGATTTTGGACGTCGCGGCCCCTCCTGGAAGGGCTCCCGCTGACCCTGGGACGGGGGGCCATCTCCAAGCGTCGGTTGGCCAAAGCCGACGCCAGCTGCATTCCGGAAAGGGGCGCAGACTACCCCCGCAGAGAACTGAGCCTTCTACAAAAACAACAGTTAAGGTCAGCGGTGCCGTTACTCCTGTACCTGGTTTAAGGGTTTTTCAGTCCCGCTCCCATGCCCGCCCGCAGCCGGGGATGAAGCTCAAGTACGACCAAGGCATGGCTACCTCGCTGGTTTCCCCATTGGGGCCAGGTCATCGGATCCTTGGATCAAGTTTTCGCGTTGGGCCCACGAGCCGTGTGGCCAGAGCAGCCAGCCCCCTTTTCAAGAAGCGCCAGTTCGTGTGGTCCGAGCTTGGTTAGCCCGGGTTGCCACCAACCGGCTCTAGCGTTTCCGCCAGACTTACTCAGCCCGCTCGTGTCCCACACCATCTTTCCTGTCCCTGTTGCCAAGTTCCCTCAGCTCGAGAACCCTCCCTGCTCACACGTCCCAAGTTTGGTGCAAGTCCGCCTCATCCAACCAGTCACGGAAAGATTTGGCGTCGACGTGTCTCCATTTGTCCAGATTCACCGAAACGAGCAAGCCATTCTCGATTCTCCTCTGTTCATCCGGCGACACTCCGAAGGCTGCCTCAAAAGACAGCCTAGCTTGCACGTCCACTTCAAGGACGTCGTCCTCAGTTGCGAACCAGGCTCCAAGGGCTAAGGCGTCCCTATGTGGGTGCTCCCGCACATTTCTGCGACGCACACCCGGACGTAGCCCCTCAAGAGCCTTGAGGCAAAAGGCTTGCAAAATTGGCACTCCGCGCGATAGAGAAAGCTCGCACATGGCCGCCCCCAGCATCCACTCCAAAGCAAACACAGGCTCCCGCAAATATATGTGGGACGTGAACACGCCTGACAGGATTCGATGCCACTCGCGTACCATCACCCAACCGCGCTTCTGGCCCAGAAACACGGGGGCGGAACCGCCAAATCTCACATCCTCCAGACGGGAAGCGGGACGCTCGAGCGTGACTTCGTGGCCGCTCTGCTCGACGACGGTCTGCGCAAAAGCTCCCAGAACATTTTGGGAGTCATCTTCCTCCATGAAGATGAGCGCATTGTCTCCGTCCACGAGCAGGTCGAAAGGCACCTGGAAGCCCCGCATAGCGGCGACCACTTCCACCAAGAAGCACAGGGTATTGCCCATGCCGGTGTTGTAGTCGCCGCTCGCGCGACACCCAGGTCTTTCGAACTTCGCACCACACGTCACAGTGCCCTTGAGGGTCAGCTGCTTACGGAGCAGGAACCGGAGACGCCTGTCTCCGGGGAATGCACTTCCGTACACCCTATGTTCTCCAAACTCCAAAGCAGCCGGCCCCACATGGGCCTCGAACGCCTTCCCATCTACCTCGAAGCACACGCACTTACGAAACGCGCGGAATTTCCGCACTATAAGGTTCGCACGTTGCCTCTGGTTCAAACCTTTCGCAACGAGGCGAGGTCGATCCAGGCCAAAACACCTACCGTCCAAACGACCCCAAAGCCAGTGTTCGAATGGCTTTAGGCGTGACGCCACCTCCAGGTTGTACCGCGGCGACCTGGGGAAAATAAGCCTGGGCTTCATAGGCTTGTGTGGCGTCCTGTTCTTTTCTGTCTTGAGGAATGCCCTGAGGGTCCAGTCCTGTTTGGAACTGGGGCCCTCGACCTCAAGTGAACGGCAGGCTTCTAGATACCTGGCGCGGAGTTGCCCGGTATAGCTCTCCGCGGTTTGCCTCCATGTCCAAGTGCCGTCCCTGTACCGCCTAGCAAGGTGCCTCAGAGCTCTCCACTCTGCTGCGACACCCGGGGGAACAGGGCCAAAGACCGCTTCAGGCACTTGACCCATCGACCGCATCGCCAAGGCGGTCACCTCGTTGTGAGGACAGGCTCGGTTGCAGACTGGAATAAAGGTGCTTGGCACACCCGATCTCCAACCGGTCCTCATCTCCCTCCTCGACTCCTCGCATTCAGCCCAGTCTACGCGACGGGTGTCCAGGACACCAGTGTGTACAGGGGGAGGGGTCCCCCAGCACACACCTGTCACGGCTACCGGGCCTTCCTACGAGGAGGGTGGCAAAACCCCCAACTCGTCCAGACGCTCGCGTGCGAGTCTCTCCGGAGCGGTTTGCGAGAAAGCGACCTCTACGGCGTCGGGGAGTACCAACGCCGAGACCAGGTCCGAAACACCTTTCTCGGTTAACCACTCCCTGGCCCTAGCCCGAAGGCCGACCAGGAGATCCTCGTTGCGCGGGCGAAAGCACGAGTACAGGGCCAACTTGGACACAAGGGAGGGTACCAGCACGCGCCGGGCACCTTTGTGCTCCACAACGAGGTAAACCTCGCTGTCATCCAAGTCGGAACATGGCAGCGCTCCTCCACCAAGGAGCTTCGCTTCGCCGTCCAGCAAAGCCAGGAGCACGTTGGCGCTCAACGGGCGGCCGGCCGCGGGGAGGTCTGGGAGCCACCGCCCGCGGATCAACTGTCCAATGACGCCTGGACGTGTGCCCAGGTAGCCTTCCAACCGGCAGACCCACACGGCCCGCCGACGAAGCCGGGAAGTCGTGAGACCGCCCGATGTCACACTGGCGTGTGTGACTTGGTTGACTGCCGCATACGCCCTGCCACGCGCATACGTCAACCGGTCGAACCCTACACTGGGATCGGCGACCAGCTCCGCCCTCGTCACGGGCGGGGGAACCCACACGAGCCTGAACACCCAGGCAGCCAGGACTTCGAGCAGCCAGCCCAAAGCCGTGTGCCTGCCAAGAGCACACCAAAACACGCGCAGCGTCCACAGATTCGCGCGCACCAGCCAGACGCAAAACCAGAAGAACTGGAGCATGACCCAAGGGAGCCACAACAGCCAGAACTGCCAGTGATGGGGCGAAGCCCATGCCGAAGCACAGGTGACGACCAGCCAGTACACGGTCCAATATAGGAGCACGTGCAAGATGTTGCCAACCTCGGAAGTTGCGTATTTCAGCAACAGCGGGGTGGCAGCCAGGAACTCGAGCAATACGGTCAGCAACTGTTCCAAGGTCACTGAGAGGGGAATTTGGGGAGGTACAACAAAAACGGCCAATTCGTGGTTGATGTGTGTCGTCATCATGCCTGTTTTTGAGTGTGGGCACTGTCGTAGCCTGCACGCCGTATTTCCACAGTTTACGTGTTGGTCACTTGCGGTTTCCGCACGTCGGTGAGAGCCCTCGAGACACCGAACTCACTGCTGGTTCTTACGCAGATCCAGCGGGCTGCCGGCCAAACCGGCTACTCGCAAGGCGCCAGCTAGCCTCGCACGTAGTGGCAGCTCGTGCGATATTCCCGTATAACAGGGTGGTGCGGCACTGCCAAACCGCCTGGTTCCAGTACTACTGCAACCCCAGGCCCGTCCGCACCTCTCCGCTCAGTCCCTGAGAGTCGAGCTTCGAGTACCACGATCGGGGGCACCTTTGTGGCGATTTAACTGCTGGTTTGCCAAAGCCGGCAGCGAGGGTCACTCACGTTGCGCACGAGTTTCCAAGGAGGAGAGGCGCGGGCTTACCCCGTCTTTGATAGGTGTTCCTCTTGATCCTCCCGGTGGCCGTGCGGGCCCG